GCAGAGTCAGCCGGGTCACGAGTGATGTAACCACCAGACAGCTTCACAGCATCGCCGTAGAAAATCGACGTGCCTTCGCCGCTGGCAACTGCCATCAGACGGGTAGAACCGGCGTACACCTGCCCGCCGATCAGATTGATCGGTTTCAAGCCGTAGGGCTTGTCAACAGTCGGGTAAGCCATTGTTTATACTCCTAAAGTTTACCCTCGAGCGCTGCGGCTAGTGGTTGTTTGTTTCTCACTAAACAGCGGCATACGAGGATCGTTTTCTCTCATGAGGTTTGCGTCTACTGCTTGAGACTGCTTCTTGGTCATATCGGCGTAATAACTATTCCGCTGATCAACCAGTTCTTCCGGAGTCTTGCAGAGCATCAAACCGCCAATTTCCATATTTCCAGAGGTTTTTCCAAAATTCTGGAGCTCAGGATGGTCTTCGATTTTGACCGGTTCCCATCCTTCTGCTGCTTTTGCGGCAACGTTCTTGTTATCAGCCTCTCCTGCGAAGGAAGTTCTGATATAGCGGAACTTGTAGCCGTCTTGCGGTGCTGGCGACGGGAGCAGGGTCGGGGGAGCCCATACACGCTTCCGTGCGGTATTTTCGCGTGTTTCTTGTTCACGATTGTTTCGATCAGACATTTTGTTCACCTTTCCTTATGGAAGCAACATAGCGTTCAAGCGGTACCCCAAGTCTTTTGGCCATAGCGACTTGAGTCTTCGTCAGTTTGATCTTGCCAGACGATGGCTCGGTTCTCGCTGCTGGTGCAACAACTGTGGAAGGCGGTCTGGTCTGACCGAACTTTTGCGGGAACGATTCCCGAATGCGAGCATCGACTTGCTCGAAGTAGGCTTCAGAGCCCGCTTGATATCCTTTTGATACAAGCTCGTCGTGAATGCCCAAAGCAGCACCGCGCATGACAGGATCAGTATCGAACCATTTATTGCTCTCTACCCACCGACTGGTGCGTTCGTCGGGGACGACCTGTGGAATTGTTTCTACCTCAATATTGTGCTGCTGTAAAGGCTGCTGATATTGCGGACGATAGTTTTCTACTTCCCGCTTTTCAACTGAGAACATTGCGAGCTTCTTCTGAGCATCAAGCATTTTCTCAACGTCGCCGCTTTCGTGAGCTTCCTTGAACTCCTTTTCGGCAGCGGTTAGCTTGGCATCGACCCCGGTCTTCTGGGCCTCAACAAGAACCTGCTCGCCAGTCTTCAGACGCTCCTGAAGCTGCCTGTTCTGCTCGGCAATGGTCTTGGCAAACCGGATCGCTTCCTGCTGTTCACGGAAGGCACGTTCCTTCTCACGGCGTTCGTCGTGATAGGCGCGACGTAAGTCCTTGATTCTTTTCTGAACATTGTCGCTGTATTGAGCAATTTCATCGTCGTTGACTTCTACCGGCGGGCCTTTCTTGCGGTTCCTATCGCCCTCCGGGGTGTCATCGACAACCTCAATCTTGGCCTCAAGTTCGGGCTCCTGACCTTCGATTTCCTTGGTTACTTCAGGCTCTTCGCCTTCGATCTCATATTGCTGCTCTTGCTCGCTCATGTAGTCTCCTTACGCACGAGTAATCCCTCGGGGGTCTGCAACGACAGCCTCTACGGTATCGTCGTTGATTAGGCGAAATTCCTGCTCGCCTTCCTTGTTTGCAATCTTGAAGCGCGTACCTGAATACGAACGCATCATGATGAAATCGCCTTCTTTGCACCAAGCGCCGGTCGGAAACTTCTCCTCGTCCTTGTATGCCAGAGGGCCAAGTTTGATAACAAGACCAACGACTGAAGCCATCTCTTCGCGCTTGGCAAAGTTTTCCGGCCTCACTATGGAGGTGTTCTCAAACTTCTCATCAAGTTTGGGGATTGCAATCAGAATCCTGTAACCGGTGGGTTCCGGGATTTTGCTTGCGGTTTGCTGCTCTTCTGCGATCTCAGTCACGAGGTATGTCCTCTATCAATCGTAAGACTCGTTGCAGCCCTTTGATTTCGCCAACGGTTTCGCGGTAGGACTCGAAGTCCTTCGCGGAACCACGGGCTAAGGAGTCAGCGAGGGCTGTTTGCTGCTCCTTGATTTGCTTGTGCAGAAGCTCTGCTTGATCCAATCTCTACTCCTTTGAGAAGTTGTTGATTCGCAATCTTCGCTTCGTCGTTTGCCTTCTTCGCGCCGATCGTTACGCCTGCAATACCTGCCTGCGTATCGATACGTTTGTTCTCCCGGGCGTCTTTGAGGGCCATTTCCTGCTCTTTCAGAGCCATTTCTCGGGATTCCATCTGTGCTTTGAACTGGAACTCCGCTTCCTTGAGCGCCAGCTCTCGCATCTGGATTTGCAGCAGCGGGTCTTGCATTTGCTGCTGATTTTGTTGCTGTTGTGCCTCCGAAACATCCTTTTGAAGCAGCTTGTCCGATGCCATTGCTACAGCGCGGGACAGGGCAACCTCGATTTCAGGCGGCAGCGGCTCATCTTCCGGCGGCAGTTGGGCACCAAGCGTCTTCTCGATCTCGAGTCGATACTGGAATCCAACGTGTTCGTTGATATGAGCCATCAAAGCGGCCATCATTTGCTGCGCTGCGGGATTTTGGCCAATGATTTTTTGGATTTTCGGGTCTTGCATGGCGTTCATGTGAACCCGGATGTGGGCTTCATGATCCTGATGCTGGAACGCCTTCAGCGGTTTGTTGGAGAGAACATCCATATTCTCCGCAACAGGGTCTCTGGGCTTGAAATCGTCCTTCAGAGGCAGGATTTTCGGGATATTTTTGATTCCCAAGACCTCCAACATCTGCCGATGGAGCTGCGGAAGGTCATAAATCTCGGGGGCACCCTGCGCAAGCTGCAAAGCGGCCTGATATTGCACCACTTTCTGCGCCATCGTGGACGCATTCGGGTCGGAAACGGGGATAACTTCCACCATATCGTAGTCCGACTGCTTCGCCATGCGGGGGCCATCGGCTTCGTAGTCATATTCCAGCGGCGTGTAGTCCCGAATGATGGCGGCAAGCAGTTTAAACTCTTGACGCATAGCCGCATGCATACGTGCTTGCACTGCCGACATGACCTTCAGGTTGCGTTCGAGGATCGCCAAGGTGGTTCCGACCGGCGAATTGGCCGACATATCCGAAACCTTCAGGTCTGCGACCGATGCGAACCGCCTGCCCTCCTCGACAATGGTGTTCATCAGGTTGAACAGGGTCGCGGAAGGCTCCTTGTAAGGCAGGGGAACAATGGAGTCCCGAATGGTATTACCAACCACATCGACATCACGGAACTCACCCGGTGCGATCGGGGTGTCGTCGTTCTTGACCCGCATGTCTTTTGACTTGAATCCACCCGGCAGATTGGACAGGGTGCCAGCATCAACCAACTGACGCATCAGCGAGGTGGCTGAATCAGCGAATCCACCGATCAGGTGGATCAGGCCAAAGCCATAGAACCCGAAGCCCGGAATGTAGGGGTAATGCACGAAGTGCATCCGGCGCTGCTTGAGGGGGTCATCTTCAAAGTAGTTCCTGCGGATCGACAGCAGCTCACCGGTGGAGAACATGGTGATGACATACGGCAGCTTGATTCCGGTCGGCTGACCATCTTCATCGACATCCTCAAACCCCGGAAGGTCGCATTCGCAATGGCATTCCAGAATGGTATAGCGATCATCCTTGACTGAGACCAGACCATCAGCCTCATCCTTGCGCTTCTGGATATCGCTCTTGATGGTGTCGGGCTGGGGCAGGACATCCATGTCCTCGTAAAACCCTGCAGCCATCAGCTTCATGATCTCGTTTTCAGTTTTCCGCATCCGGTGGGTAATCCGGGGCGTGGTCTGAAGGTCTGATGCGCCGTAGGGAACAATGATGTCTTCCGGGGGAACAAACATCGAGACCTGCCGGTTCAGGTTGGGGTCGAAGTAAACCTTCTTGAATCCCGATCCGGCAAAGGGAACCGCCCAAAGAAGTCTTTCATGCTCAGAGCGGTATTCCGGCATCTCTTGGGTCAGGCGATAGTTCATGTCCTCCTGCACCCTGTTTGCCGCCTCTTCCTTCTCCCGGGTCATTTTCCCAACGATCTGGGTCTTGACCGGGCCCGAAGCGGGGAAGGTGGAGAGAACCATCTCCGACTGAAACTTTACAACAGCTTCAGAAAGCATCGGGTGGAAGACTCCGCAGGCACCATCCCATGGCTCTGTGCGCTGATCGATCTTCAGTCCCAACAGTTTCATGCCATCAGAGTAGGTCTTCTCCCAATCCGATCGGGAGTTCAGATCAGTCCTGATGGTATCGAGAAGCTCGGCAGAAATGGTCTCGATTGCCCGGGCATCCAGTTCTTCCAGTAGGTTGGCCTCGAAGGTGACCGGTTTGACTTCAACTTCGACTTCAGCCTCCCCGGTATCGACATCCATTTCAATCTCGACATCCAACTGGGTGGGGACGAGGGGCTCAAGAGGTTTTTCAATGCTCATCAGTAATACCTGACCTTTCTGCGCGGCACGACGACATCCATTTCATCGCTCGGCGCTGTAATGAAACCGCCTTGGCGGAATCGCATCAATGCTTGGGTGGTTGAGTCCACAAGGTCGTCATGATCCCCGTTCGGGAAAGAAGCGACTTCCTCCATGACCTCTTCTGCCCACCGCCTGTCCGGGCACCATATCATCCCGGACGCGAACATATCTGATATGGAGTTCACACGCGCAATCTTATCTGAACCGCGTGTCGGGGTGTATTCCGAGATCGGGATACCCATCTTCCGCATCTCAAACACCAGAGGGGCACCAGCGGCCTTCTTCTCGATCAGGAGGGTGTCAGGATTCCATTCCTTCCACATCTCATAGACCGTTCGCTTCAGGGTCGGGAACTCCATCCTGTCCTTGAAGGCATCCAGCAGCATGACATTGGCAATCTCCCTGCCATCCTCATTCTCCCGGTAGAAGACACCCCAAGTGGTGCAGGCGGAGAAGTCGGCCCGGTTATGCTTTTCAAAAGCGGTATCCCAAGACTGGATGATGTAAGAACAATGCGGGGCATGATCTTCCCGCCATATCCGCCATGAATCCCGCTTGATGATCGCCCCTTCCTCGGAGGTGGGGTTCTGCTGGTATTGCGCATTCCACTTGCCTACCGAGATTTCAGACCTGATGGCTTCCAATTCATCCTTGCTCCAGAACTCCGGCCACAGCGGGTTCCCGGAAGGCATCAGGGCGGGGAACTCAATCACTTCCCATTCATCGGATTCCCTTGCGGCAGCTTTGGCCAGAATCTGACCGGTCAGGTCTCTCTTCCCCCAACGGGTCATCACAATGACAATGGAGCCTCCCGGCTGCAAACGCTGGCGAGGGCCGGATGTATACCATTCGTATACACGATCGAAGATGTCAGGAACGGTCGCTGCCTGAACGGCTTCCTGCTCGGAATGGGGATCATCGATTATCAGCAGATCGGCACCCTTACCGGTTACAGCGCCGCCGACACCGATCGCAAAATACTCACCGCCCTTGTTGGTGCTCCACCGGCCTGCCGCCTTTGAATCAGCCTGCAAGCCAACGGTTGGGAACACTTCCTTGTAATCCTCCTGATCCACCAAGTTCCTGACCTTCCGGCCAAAGCCCACAGAAAGCTCTGCGGTGTGGGCAGTCTGAATGACCTTCTTGTTGGGATACTTGCCCAGAAACCATGCCGGGAACAGGTAGGAAGCAAACTCTGACTTGGTATGACGCGGGGGCATGTTGATGATCAACCGCTTCAACTTCCCCTGAGCTACCCGCTCAAAGGCATCTGCCATGATCTGGTGATGCCTGCCTGCGATAAAGCTCGGCCACATGGCCTTCACAAACGCCAAGAACCGCTCTGATTGCAGTGCCTTGGAATGTATCTGGAGAAGCTGAATGACCTTCTTGCTCTTCTCAGAGCCAGCAGGAAGGACATCAAGGAGCTTGGTGTATTTCTCAAGCTCTTCCCCAGTCAGGATCACAGGCTTGCCACTTCCTCTACTGTCCGATCGACAGGGCGAACACTCCTGAACTTACGCTGTTTCAGTTCCAGCTTGCCCTCTTTCCGCAACCGGTGAACCATCCGATGCACATTGCTTCGACTCTTCAGGTTCAATCCCTTCGCCACATCATCATACGAGGGCGGGAAGCCATGCACCGCAATATATTGCTTGATGAACTCCAAAACCATTCCCTGTCTCTTGGTCATTCCAAACCTCAATCAATGTGAACAACTGATCTCATTCTCCATGAGAACGTTTAAACTCGCAATGTTTTTTCAAAATATATATACCCCCCGTCAAAAACAATGAGGCTTCAGGTAAAACATGGGGGGCTTGGTTATGCGAACGAATATACAGTCTGGGAAAAACAAAGGGGGGGTGTGTTGGTGAGAGGTGATGGGATGTGGGGAATAATGCGTAGGGTGAGGCGAGGGGGCATGCTCGCTCTGTGGTGGTGGGGGGCGGGTGGGGTTGGGCTACAGAGGTGGTGGCAAGTTCCACTCCCCCTGTGACGGTAGCAAGTGCCTAGATTAGGCGCCGCGCTACACTGCTGCCGCCCTCTGCTGCTCTCTGTTACTCTGAGGCACGGCGTATGGGGGTGACGTTATCCAGCAGCGCCAGAGAGGACTGTAGCTCTGCCTTGAGCTTCTCGGGGGTGATCTCCTCTGTGCGCTGCTCCACCTTGTCAGTGAACATGCTGAACGCTCTGCCCATGAGTTCCAGTGCTTTCAGTCTGACTGCTGGCGGGACTTTGTCATTGGCCGCATGGCCTTGGAGTTCCTTCATGATGAAGCGTCTGCCTGCGACAACGTCATCGATCAGGTTTTCTTTTGCGGCCTCCCAGACCGACTGGGTTAATGCTACCACCCTCTCATCCTTCATCAGTCTGCTGGCATTCGCTGCCAGCGTGTGTTCCTTATTCGTTGTGACGTTATACGCCTGACGATACGCTTCCCTCGGACTTTCCCCCTTCGAGATCAACGCGGCGAAGTTTCGCATCTTCGCAGTGATCCTCTTAGAGGGTAGCTTGGCAGTTCCTCTTGGTTTTCTCGTATACGGATGCACCTTTGGTGTTACTGAGAGAGCCGCTGCCCGCATCGCTTCGCTGAGATCACCCGCGCTTGCATTGTTCTCATCGGCGCTGCTGCTGTGAACGTCATCCTTCACGCTCGATTGCATATCGTCCATGTCAGATCACCTTATTGTTTAAACGCGCACCCTGCTGGATGCATGCATCGTTTCTCGCACATGCAATCGTTGGTGTCAACGGTTCGCGTTCTGAGGGCATCAACGGGGCACTACAGCTTGTCTCTCTGCCCTTGTTTATTCCTTCCTGTTGTATGTCATAGGGTAACGGCAGCAGCCTGTTCGGCTTCGCCATTTAAACGACCGCGCGGCACATGCATGCACGTAAATCATGCACCGCCCTCACATCGCCCCGCACATCAGCCCGCACA